AAGATTATTGTTTGACCAAAACGACCAACAAGTAAGACAAGATTTCTTAAATGCGGTTAATCCTATTTTAGATGCAATCAGAAGAGACAGAGGTCTTTATGATTTCCGAGTTACAGTTTCAAGTGATACTGCCGATTTAGATAAAAACCAAATGACAGGTAAGATTTATATCAAACCAACTAAGTCACTTGAATTTATTGATATCACATTCTACATCACTCCTACTGGAGCATCTTTTGAGAATATCTAAAACGTATCATCAAAAATAAAATAAAAGGGGGACTAGTTTTCCCTTTTTTTATTTATCTAATATTTATTAATATGAATTATAAAAGTTTGACAATAGAAATCATTAACGAAATGGTTGAGGAGAAAAACCTTAGATTATATGGTTTTGATTGGGATGATAATATTTTGAGAATGCCGACTAAAATATATCTGAAAAATGATATGGGTAATGAGGTAGGAATGTCAACTGAAGAATTTGCCGAATACAGACATCTAATAGGTAAAGGACCATTTGAATTTGAAGGTCAAAACATTGTTGGGTTTGATAATGATCCGTTTAGAGATTTTACTCATTCTGAATCTTTTTTGAAAGACACCAAAATTGCTATTGAAAAAAATCGTAAGTCCCCAAGTTTTAAGAAATTTAAAGAAAATCTTATATATGCAAATCCATTTTCAATAATCACGGCAAGAGGTCACGATCCTAAAGTACTTAAAAAAGGGGTTAAATTATTTATCTATATGGTTTTATCTCCGGATGAAAAAGAAAAAATGATAAAAAATATTAAAAATTCTTTTAATCACGAAGAGATTTTCTCAGATAACTTCTTAAGGAAATTAAACACATTAAATAATGACCAAATAATTGATTTATACCTGGACGAGAAAGGTGATTATTATCCGGTATCTTCAGAAGAGTTTGGAAAAAAATTCGGTTTGGAGGTAAGTGGTGGGGCATCAAATCCGGAACACTCTAAAAAAGTAGCACTTTTAGATTTTATTTCAAAGTATAATGATTTAATTATGAGTGGTAAGTATGTTAATACTTCATTAGGATTTTCTGATGATGATCCTAAAAATATTAAAGCAATGGTTAATTATGTAGAAAATGAATTAGCTAATATGTATCCAGAAGTTAAATTTCTTATTTATGATACTTCAGAAGGAGGATATAAAAAAATTCATATAGAAGCTAATAAAGAAGAAAGTAATGAAGATGTAATGCTAGAAAACTTAATTAAGAGAACAATATTGAAAATTAAATCAAAGTAAAGAGAAAAAATTTCTAAACCGATATATTTATAAAATAACAAAAATAAACATAAAACAAAAAATAAAAAATTATGGCTGATTTATTAATGAAAATGCCAGTTCCGTACGAACCCAAGAGACAGAACAGGTTTATTGTAAGGTTTCCTTCTAGTTTGGGTATTAATGAGTGGTTCGTGGAAAGTGCATCTAGGCCATCAATAAAAGTAGGATCAACTGAAATTCAATTTTTAAACACATCAACTTATGTTGCTGGTAGGTTTAACTGGGATCCAATTACGGTTAAGTTCCGTGACCCAATCGGTCCTTCAGCGTCACAAGCATTAATGGAATGGATGCGTCTATGTGCTGAGTCAGTTACTGGTCGTATGGGTTATGCCGCTGGTTACAAAAAGAATGTGGATTTAGAAATGTTAGACCCAACTGGGGTAGTTGTTGAAAAATGGATTTTAGAAGGTACATTTATGACTGACCTTAACTTTGGTGCATTGTCCTATTCTCAAGATGCGTTGGCTGATATTTCGGCAACCCTAAGAATGGACCGTTGTATCCTCGTGTATTGATTTTTTTTCCAAATAAGAAATATATCCCATATGGTTTATTCCGTATGGGATTTTTATTTACAAAAAACATAAGTAAAGTATCTTTATTATAAAAAAGAATATGGAAACAAATGTTAATGATTATGGACAAATAAATTTTAATCTACCTCACGATGTTGTTAGATTACCTTCAGGAGGTATTTTCTACCCAAGTAAAAAGAAATCTGTTAAAGTAGGTTATTTAACTGCTAATGACGAAAATACATTACTTAATATTGATGGATCAAAAAGTGTTAAAGAAACTATAATTTTACCTTTATTAAGAAGTAAAATTTATGAACCAGACATTAGACCTGAAGATTTAACGGATGGAGATATTGAAGCGATATTAATATTTTTAAGAAATACTTCTTTTGGTCCGGAATATGTAGTTTCAGTCCAAGACCCAAAAACGGGTAAACCATTTGATGCATCAATTGTGTTAGATGAATTAAATATTAAACAAATAACAAATGAACCAGATCAGGATGGTTTATTTACAACAAATCTTCCCAAAAGTAATACCACTGTAAAAATCAAACCTTTAACTCTTAGAGAATCTTTAGAAATTGAAGATATTCTTGATAAATACCCTCAAGGGAGGATACCACCAATTATCACATTAAAATTAAATAAACATATTGTTGAACTTAATGGAAGTAGAGATAAAGGTGATATTGCAAAATTTATCGAAACAATGCCAATCATGGACTCAAAATATATAAGAAGTTTTATATATGAAAACGAACCTCGTTTAGATTTAATAAAAGAAGTTATAGCCCCGTCTGGAGAAAAAGCGATTGTGAATATTGCCTTTGGGGTGGAGTTTTTTCGGCCTTTCTTCGCAATATAAGTTACGTCTAATTGACGAATACATTTTCCTATCAAAAAAGATAAATTTGTCTTATAGTGACTATCTAATTATGCCTACATATTTTAGAAGATATGTTATTGATAAAATTACTGAAGAAAATCAAACTTAAAATATTTATTAAATAAAAGGTATGTTAATGTTTAATGACCAAGAAAATCAAGCTGGAGAACAAATAGATACAAATACATCGTCCTATAAAGTCCAGGCGGCTCTTAAAGGTAAGATGGAGGATTATGCCAGCATAGCACTTTCTTCTGTAAATGTTTTATCTACAATACCACAAATATTAAAAAAATTAGGAGAAGAGGTAAAAAGTTTAGTATCCCTAGAAGCAACTTTTCAAAGGTTAATTTATTTGGATGAAGAATCTGCAAAAATTAATAAAACATTAGGTTTAGGTGCTCAAAAAGCGGACGAATTTAGAAAATTAATAATTGATACCTCCGCAAAATATGCGGAATTAGGTTTAGGTTTGGACCAGATTGGTAAAGATTATATTGCATTATCAAACGTTTTTAATACAAACATATCCGTAAGTGATGAAACATTAACTGAGTTAGCAGCAACAACATTAGTTACAGGTCAAAAAGGTGATGCATTAGCAAAGGCGTTTAGGAGTGCTGGTGTTGATATTGCGGGAATCGCACCAAGAATGTTGGATGTTACTGAGGTTGCAAAACAAGCTGGTGTTACGGTTGGTTCTGTTGCCGCTGGAGTTGTTAAACACATTGAAAAAATGAATCTATATAATTTTGAAGGTGGTGTTAAGGGATTAGCAAAAATGTCGGCTCAAGCCTCAAGATTAGGTATTGATATGGATAAAGTATTTATGTTAACTAATAAAGTTTTTAACCCAGAAGGGGCAATTGAGGTGGCAGCGGCTATGCAAAGATTAGGAGTTGCAACAGGAGCCTTAGTAGACCCACTTAGATTAATGGACTTATCTCAAAATGACCCTGCCGAATTACAAAATCAAATTGTTAATATGACAAAAGATTTTGTTAGGTTCAACAAAGATTTAGGAGAGTTTCAAATATTACCAGGTGAAAAAAGAAGATTGGAGGAAATTGCAGGAGCTTTAGGTTTAAATAATGGTGAATTACAAAGAATGGCTCTTAACGCCGCTAATTTGGAATATAAAATGAAACAAATTAAATTTGCACCAGGTACCAGTAAAGAAGATAGAGAAATGATTGCAACTTTGGCTCAAATAAATAAAGATGGGGTTGCCGAACTAAAGGTGAAACAATATGCGTATGATGAAAAAACTGGTAAAGAGGAATGGACTGGTGAATATGAAATGGTTGACGCAACTAAAGTTACCGCAACACAATTAAAAGCCCTTAAAGAATCCCAAGAATTAAAAGGGGCAACTATGGAAGAAATTGCAATTAAACAACAGGGCGAGTTGGAAGGTTTAAATAATAAAGTGGGGGCAATTAAAACTGCGGTGGCGTTTGGGGTAACTAGAACTAGTGCGGCTCAAGGACTTTATAAAATGGGAACTACCGGAGTTAAAAACGCATTATTTGCGGATGAAACTAATCCAGATGGTTTGATACCAAAATCATTTAGGGATGCGGAAAATGTAGGTAAGGCAATGCAAAGTGCTTTAGAAGCCGTAAATCCTGAATTTGTAACTTTAAAAAGAAATATAAACGACGTTAATAAAGTAACTGAAATTTCCGCTAAAATAGGTCAGTCGGCGATTGACTTATTAACTAAAATGGGTGAGTCGGCTTCTGACCTATTAACTAATCTGGACATAACTAAATTAAAAAGTTTAGGGAGTGACGTTTTAACTAAAATAATGGGAACGTCAGTCAATGGTACTAATGTTGGAGGTGGAGGAACTAACTCATCAACAGTAAACTCATCGGTTAATTCAAATTCAGTAAATACCTCAAATTCAAATTCAATAAATTCAAGTGTAAATAATACCAATAGTTCAAACGCACCAATACCACAAGAATTAAACTTAAATGAAAAAGTCACGGTTGATTTAAATGTTAATTTAGACCCGGCAGCAAAAGACCAGGCGTTAACATATTTGATAAATCAGGAACTTACTAAATTCTTCAGTAATGATGGGGGAAACAAAAATATTGCGTTCGTATTAAACGAAATTGCAAAACAAAAAACCCAAAATAATTTAGTTCAAAGCAATGTACCTCAATAAAATTGTTTATAAAAATAAATAATCATCTATTTATTAATAAAGTAATTACATGCCAGAAAGTACATTATCATTTAATTTATCGTCATCATTTAGGGACACATTATTGGCGAGAAATTTACAACCATATAATGTGCCGGGAGTATACACACCACCGGCAGGTAACGTAACGTATGAGATATCACCACTTCAAGACAGTTCGGTAATAGATTCACCAAATGACTTGATTGGAACAACTGTACAGGCAAATAATCTATATACGTTAAATGAATATGGGCCTGAAGGTGGATATAATAATATTATTAACACTAATAATCCACCATTACCGGTAACTCCTAATCAAGGGGAATATGGACAAGATGATGCTCAGATTGATTTACTTAATGAATTCTATATTGATACCGCATACATAAAAAATATTTATGGTCCGGAAAGTGGATATAAGGATCTTGTTATTTTAACTGATAATATTAGTGATTTACAATATTTTTCACCATATTCTGTAACAAATGATAACTTATTTGTATCAGCACCAATTAACTTTTTATATTCGGTATATAGTCCTTTTGACATATTGTTATCAAACGACCCAACAGGGTCGGCAGGTTCATTATCTCAAGATTCATTTTTGGCTCAAATTGCCGCAAAAAAATTAAAAGATGCGTTTACTGAAAGAATAAATACTGAAATATATCAAGCAACTTTAGGTAGTGTTGGTTTAGATGCGTTACAAGACCCTTTTGAAGCGTCTTTAGTTGCGACAGGACAACAACCTTTAATTACTAAAAACTGGAAGATTACAGTTCCGGAAAACCCAATACTTGCCGCAGTTTCATTTGCAAATAGATTAAGTGGAACTTATTTTCCCGTTTCATTTATACCCGGAGATTATTTTAATCAACAGTTTCAGATAATATCACCACAAACAGAAAACGCTCTTAATGTTGTAAATAATTTAACTGGAGGAGCTTTAGGACCAATTCTTAATAAATATAGAAATCCTTCAGAGTTATTTGTTGCAAATACTGGGTATGGACAAAAATCTGTTTTATTTAAAAGTTTAGATTATAACGTTTACAGACCAAAATACGAAAGAGGTCTTGTTCTTGGAGTAACTAACGCAATTTCTAATCTATTAGGTAATAGTGATAAAGGTGGAGGTTATTACGTTGGTAGTGACCAAGCAGAGCCGTCAACAATTAATTCACCGGCAAACGAAGTTCCTTCAGATAGATTTGGAAGACAACAAGAAACACCGGTATATGGACCATCAGAATTAGGACAATTATATGAAGGAAATATTGATAAAATCCAATTTGGATTAAAAGGTAAATCTATTTCCAATCAAGGAGGAATTGCCGGACAATTTATTTGGACATCACCAAAATATAAAGATAACTTAGGGTTTAAAGTTAAACCTGGAGGGGACCCAGTTAAAATTGATACTGAATATAATTCGGTTAAAGGGGAATTTAATAGTGATACACAATCAGATGATTTTGAATTCAAAGGGGGATCTATATTAGATAACACCCAGAGATTAATTGAATCTGCCGATAACGTTAGTGGGGAAAAAAGATTAAAACACGTTGGAAATGCAATCAACCAAATTTCAAAAGTATTCAACGACGGATACAAAGAAATGACAAAAGGTTCTCAGGTTATTGCTTATTACGATAGTGTAACAGATAAGAATACGATAGGTATTGATGGAACTGAAGTTGGTATGGAATACTGTAGAGTATTTCAAAAAGATACTCCGTATTATACTTACGCAGATTTACAAAAAACAGATGGTATTACAACTTCAGGTAGAAGATTTAATAATTCCGTATTTGATAACACATTTAATTTAAATATTGCACCATTAAGAAACCCAGGATCAACAAACATAATTGATGGTAAGGTAAAAAAATATATGTTCTCACTTGAGAACTTGGCGTGGAGAACATCAGACCAACCAGGTTTTACTTATGATGAATTACCTGTTTGTGAAAGAGGACCAAATGGGGGAAGAATTATGTGGTTTCCACCATACGCACTTTCCTTTAATGAAAGTTCTAATGCTAGTTGGAACCCAACATCATTTTTAGGAAGACCAGAACCAATATATACGTATAAAAATACAACAAGAAGTGGAAGTTTAAGTTGGATGGTTGTTGTTGATAGTCCTGCGGCTATGAATACAATTATTGAGAAACAGTTGGCGAATTTGTCTGAAGCACAAGTTGACTCAATTATGGATTCGTTTTTTGCGGGTTGTGTTAAATATGATTTATATGATTTGGCGGCAAAATTTAATACTATTCCGGTAAACCAACTTTATACATATCAAGAATTATTACAAAGCCCTAGATTAACGGAGGAACAAAAATATGATATTTTAAATGAAATACCTATAAATCAGTCGCAATCAACCAATGGGTCTGATGGAACCGCAATTGCTAGTACTGGTAATCAAACAAACGTTACTAATGGTAACGGAACCCAAGGACACAATACAATCATAACTTCAGATTCTGCTGAATTAATAGAAACAGATTTATTAAAACAATTTGAAGGGACTGCGTTTTATTTTGATAACGATTATCCTATTGGTACCGGTTCTTGGGAAACTGAACTAACTTCAGATTATCAATCTTGGTATAATACATATTTAGGAAGAAAATCTATTTATGCTGGTAATTCGGCTCCAGCAAAAGTTAAAAGTGGTACTGACCAATTTGTTAAAGCTGCGGTTATACCATTCTTTGATGATGTTGTTATTGGTAATTTTAACTCAATTAAAACTGAACTTTTACCTAAATTAAAAGAAATTATAATAGATAAAAAAGGTATCGTATCACTTGAACTACAAGGTTCGGCATCGGCACCGGCATCACCATCATACAACGTTAATCTATCAAAAAGAAGAAATAGTGTTGTTCTTAATTGGTTTAGAAAACAAACAATTGGGGACATAAAAATAAGTCAATTAGAAACCGAAAAGAAAATAATTTTTACATTTAACTCAAGTGGAGAAAAGTTTATAATACCACAATCTAACAAAGGAGGAGGAGTCGGGGTTGACTGTACAAAAAATATTATGGATGTTAATTTGGGTTATGTGACTAGTAACTCACAATGGTACAGTGTTCCAGCAATGGTTTGTCGTAGGGTTGGTATTAGTAAAATAACCGCAAAAATAGAAAAAGAAAAACCAAAACTTAAATACAAATGTCTTTCACCAGGACAATGTGCTCAGGCTGAGGACGGAACTTTTGATACCGAACAAGAATGTTTATCTAGTGGTGATTGTCAAAAACCAGTAATGGGTTGGTCTTGTATTGATAATGTCTGTAAAGAAGTACCTAACGGTACCTATGCGACAAAAGAACTATGTAAATGTGAATCAACATCAGTTAAAAGATGGAAATGTCTTGGAACTGGTCAAAAATGTGTACCGGCAGCGGAAACAGATTTAGTTGACACATATACTGGAGAAACGGAGTGTAATGAAATTTGTGGTAATATACCACCACCTCCCCCACCTCCCCCACCAAAGATTAATAAGGAAATTAAAGAAGGAATATCTAAAAAAGTATTAAGATATTTGTTCTCTGAATGTGATTATTTTGAGGTTATTAAGGAAACAAACCCAATGGTTTATTCTAGTATTAAAGATAAAATTAAATATTTTAGCCCAGCATTTCACTCAACAACACCTGAAGGATTAAATGCTCGTTTAACATTTTTACAACAATGTGTTAGACCTGGACAAACAATTCCTGTTATTGGACCTGATGGGAAACCTAAATATAATGATGCAAGAAATACATCGTTCGGAACACCACCGGTATTAGTATTAAGAATTGGAGATTTCTACCACACTAAGATTATACCTAACCAATTATCAATAACATATGAACCATTAGTTTATGATATAAATCCGGAAGGAATTGGTATCCAACCTATGATTGCAAAAATATCATTAAGTTTTGATTTTATCGGAGGTCACGGATTGGCTCACCCAATACAAACGTTACAAAATGCATTATCCTTTAATTATTATGCAAATACTGAAGTATATGACGAAAGAGCGGAATCAACCGAAAGTACAAAAGATAAGGATAAAGAATTGGTATCTAAAATAATATCAAGAAAAGGAGATGATAGTTTACCAGTTTCCAATATTGAGGTAAATAATGTTGTTCCACAAAAAGGTGGTAGTACGATTGGTAATATATTATCAACTAATTTATTTGATAATGGTTCTTATGAGGAAGGTGAAATAGAATATACCGCAGTGTTTAAAGAATTATCAGATAAAACTAACAATTATTTTAAAACAATATTTAACCAACTTAAAACAATGAATGAAGTGACAAATTACCCTATGGTACAATTAGTCACTAAACAAAGAAGATATGTTAAAGGTGAATTGGCACAATATGATGGTGATAACCAAGCGACAGAGATATTTGGTAAATCGTATAATGTGGAGGATAGAATTTTAAAATTAGTTAGTAAGGC